GACCTGAAATAGAGCTAAGACCAAAGATAACACAGTCACTAGACTGTCCTTTATTTTTTTTAAGATCATAGAGATACTCCCTTCTTATTTTACAATAAATCGGTGGTATGTTAGCATTTAAATAAGCCATAGTACATTACTTTATTTCACCCCAGTTTGGTCCAGATTCGTAATCTACTTTATTTGGTACTTTTAAGTCAACCGCATTTTCCATAATATCTTTTATTTTTTTAGCTTGACTCTCCGATTTAATAGAAAAATCTAGTTCATCATGAATTTGTATATGACCTATAATACCTTCTTTATATAAATTGACCATAGCTTTTTTAGTCATATCAGCTGCACTACCTTGAATTAATTTGTTTAATGCTTTGTATGTAAATGCTCTACGTGTTGGATTGTTATGCCAATAGTTTTTCTTTTTATTACCGTCTTTGTCAGTAATAATTTTATCTTCATTATCTTTTAAAAATGGACCCATAGCTTTTAGTTCTTCCATCCTCTCATGATCCTCTGCTGGAACAAATGTACCCCAATCAGAACCTCTTAACACTGGCTCATATTTAGGAAATCTACAACGTCTACCAAGTAATGTTTTTATTTGTCCCTTAGCTTGTGAAGCATTCATAATTTTATTCATTAACTGTTTAACAAATGGAACTTTATTATGATAAGTTAAAAATAATTCATCTGATTTTTCTTTTGTTACATTTAATTCATTTTGTAACTTAGCTTTACCCATCCCATAGAATAAACCTAAATTAATTGTTTTAGCTTCTTTACGATCTATCTGAGCCATGTCAGCAACAATTTGATGAAAGTCTGTAGTTGGATCTTCTAAATAAGAATCAGCAATTATTTGAGCTGAAGGTAGTCCAAATCTTAATGCATAATGTGCAACTAATCTTGGTTCCTGTTGAGAGTAATCAAACGTACCCCACTTACAACCTTCTTCAGGTATAAATAAACTTCTAATTAGTGGACCTGTTTCTGGATCTCTTGCTGGAATTTGTTGTAGGTTTGGATTAGCATATGAAAAACGTCCAGTTACTGTTCCACCATCGTCAGATCTAATTTGATTTATATCTGCATGAATTCTACCATTATGTTCATGACTTAAAATGGTATCAATAAAAGTTGTTCTAACCTTGTTTATTTTTCTAGCTTCTGCTATCATACGAACTGTAGGATGTTCATGTTTAGAAATAAAATTTTTAGTAAATGAAGGAGAGTCAGTCTTTTCAGTACGGTCATAAGGTAGGTTCAATTGTTGAAAAACTTTTTCAATTGATCTTGCTGCCCATATTTGAGTTTCTATTCCTGTGTCTTTTTGTATTTGTTGTACTAGGTTTTCTTCTTTTGCTGCCAATTCTGTTTTCAGTAGACTGGCTTTTTCGACATCTACCCGCACCCCTAGGTGACGCATATCAACCAGACAAGGAAACAGATCTGTTTCAAGATTAAATATATCCTGAAGATCGTCCTCAATAATTATTTTTTTAAGGTGTTGCCAAAGTTTTAAAGTAAGTTCAGCATCTTTTTCAGCATATGATCCAACTTCTTGTGCTGGTAGTTTCCACATATCAGCTTTAGGATCTAATCCTCTTTCTTTAGCTGCTTTGTTTAGTAAAGCTTCATTCTTACCTTGATTTAAATATACCCAAGATAAAGAATTTAATGAATATTGAAATCTATTTTCATCAATTAATGATGCAGCAATCATTGTATCTAATATCAAACCATTGATTTTTATACCTAAATTACGTATCCAGCACACATCATACATAGCATTGTGAAATAATTTAGTAGCATCTGATGCACAAATATCTGTAAACCAATCTAAAACTTTTTTACGATTCATATTGGGTCCTTCACCATGTGCTATTGGAAAATAACCTTTCCAACCATCTACAGCTACAGCTATACCAACAACTTCACCATTACCTATAATGGACCCTGAACCCTGTTTCTTTAAATCAGGGTCTCTGGTTTCTAAGTCAATTGCAATCTCATCCGCTTTTCTTAGATCAGGAAATTCTGTAGGTGCTACCCATTCTGTAGTTGGCATCAGCATTATATTAATCCAAACATAAATATTGTTATAATTAACAAACCAAAAATTTCAGTATATGTATTCATTATTTTTTTTTACCAGTATCTTTCATCTTTTTAATTTCTAATTCACAGTAATGAATTATCTTCTCTATATCCTGTATTCCATTTTTATTCAAGTATCTACAGACGTACTTCACAACGTTTCCTTGAAAAAAGGAAAGATCGTTTTTAGAAATAAATTCATAAGGCTGTATGTGAAAGTCTTTGTAATGACTCCCGCCTATCTGCTTATCTTGTGGAAATGCTTTATCAAACATGTCTTTATTGCTCATTTTAAAACCTCCATTATGTTAATTATAAATATATCTGATGTAATTATTCTCATAGTTTATACTCATTTCTTTTTAGGTTAGCTTTTAGTTTATATAAATTATTTCTGGCACGTGTTATCCCGACATACCATACACGATGTTCTTCATCATGTTTGTCTATGCTTTTTAGCATAGCTTTTTTTATTTTATTACCTATGTCTAGACACAAAATTACATTATCTTCTTCACCACCTTTACTAGCATGTATAGTTGATATAGATATTCTAGCTTCCTCGTTTAAATTTTCTCCATTATCTAACATATTTTTTATATATAATTTTTCTTTTTCATCTGCTTCTTCAAATGCATCAAACCATTCGACTTCATGATTCCATTTTTCTTTACCAGTAAATTCATTTATGTCTTTAATATTTTTCTCTTCTAGTATCTTACCCATACACCAATAAGTATAATTCATTGCAGATTTATATAATCTAACCTTAAAACTTTTTTCTTTTTTGACTTTAAAATATAAGTTTCTTTTTATTAACTCTTCTTTAATAGAGCTTAATCTAGAAAGTGTTCTTGTGAGTATTAACCATTTACCTGAAGTTAAATCTATTTGATCTAAATTATTTATTCTTTCACTTATACCTTCAAATTTTCTTGGATAATAATTTTTATCTTTTCTAGGTCCCTTGATCTTGCTAATAGGTATATCAGATTCTTCTTGTATAACTCTAGATATTCTTTTTGAATATTTTAAAACTTTTTCTTTCGCAGGTTCTTCTATAAATCTTTCTACATTAGCTCCAGCCCAAGCATAAATAGCTTGATCATCATCTCCCGCAAGATATATATCATCCGCACATTCTTTTAATTTATCATATAGCTGCCATTGAAGTGGAGACAAGTCTTGAGCTTCATCTATAAATATAACTTTAAACTTAGGTAAATTTTGTTTATTTATTAAATTCTTAATCATGTCATTAAAATCAAGTAGTTTTCTTTTTTGTTTATATATTTTTAAATTGTCATCTATGTATTTAAGTAGATGCCATTTTATTTCTTTATTATTATGCTCACTTCTATCAAACTCTTCTCTAATGGATGTATCTCTATTCATTGCTTTACCAATCATTTGAAAATATGGACTATCACAATTTAAATAAGATACTTCTTCTTTATTATATTTATCGTGATATTTAACTTTTATATTTAAAAGTTTTCCTAACTCTTCGTAATGAAATGGTTGCATTACATCCTCTTCATTTAAAGTTAATTGGTGATATGCAAAAGAATGAAGTGTTTGAAAGTAAGGAAGTTTTTTATCTTCTGCTGGCATTCTAGTTTTAGCTTCTGTTGCTGCTTTTTTAGTAAAAGCAAAGTAACCTATTTTATGTAATGGTGTACCAATTTTAACGTAAGCTTTAGCTCTAGATATAAGTTTATAAGTCTTACCTGTGCCAGGTGGTCCATAATATTTATAGATCATTATACAATATCCTTTTCATCTTCTATATCTACAATCTCTTCAACATCTTCTTCTTCATCTTTAAAAATATATAATGGAATCATTGCACAGCCATTAACTCCTGGAAATGGTTTACCTGTTTTCTTATCTTTACCAGGATACCTTTTCTTTTTATTAAATTCTGGTTTAGGATCATCTTTATATTCTGGTTTATCAAATAACTTTTCAATCATATGAGAAGTCCTAGAAGAATCTTTTTTCCATTCTCTGTCTTTTAAATAACTATAGAATTCATCGTAAACAAAGTATGCATACACTTCATCCTTATAAACGTTTCCACTTTTAAATGAATGATAGTTAGTTGCTTTTGTTTCATTAACAAAATTAGTTAAATGTTTATGTAATATCTCATGAGGCCTGGTTCCTGGAGCCGGTTGCACCGTATCTAGATTATCAAATAGTGTTCTAATTATTTCAAAAAATTCCATTCTTTTAATAGGAGGAACAGGTATATCCGCCTGAGCCATAATTATACCAGTCATTTCTTTTTGTTCTTTTATTTTATTAATATCTTTTGCATGAACAGGAACCGTTTCACCATCTTCTCTTTCTACAGTAAAATAATATTCAGGATCTGGTTTAAAATCTATCTTCTGCAAGTTACCAAGTACAGGCCAACTTGCTTTAACTTCACTCGCTATACCATATTTTCTTTTAACACATTCAGATTTAACACAGACTGTATTGATTGGATCTTGATGACAAGTATGTCCTGCTGTTGGTTTATCCCAACTTTTTATTTTTTGTTTTACATGATCATCAGTCCAGTTTTGATCAAACTTAAAGTAATTTCTAGCAGCTTCTAATACTTTAGTTTTCCAATCATCTGAATATTTTTTCTTAGCAAACACCATATAGTTAAATAAGAATCTATCTCTATTATCTGTCATTATTTCTTTTGTTAAAATACCTAAACATGGTGGACCATCTTTAAATTCATCTGCACCACCAGTTAATTCATCTTGAATAATTTTGTCTTTTATAGTTCTTAATTGTTCTACTTTAACTTTATTTAATTCAACACATTTTAAAAATGTATCTAAAGACATTTCAGTCCCATCTGGTTTTAATGCAACTCTTTCTACTTTGTTAAAATATGGAAGATTAATAAAGTTTCCATTCATTTTTTGACCTTCAGTATTCGAACCCAACTTAGTTTGTTTAGGAAATATTTCTGTCTTAATAGTAAGATTAAATAAAAACAATACTTGTTCTAAAAATTCTTTTATTTCTAAAGCCTTTACAGGTTCTTCGGTGAATACATATAAATGTAATCCATTACTTTTTGATTTAATTGGAATAATAGGTAATTGTTTTTCTTGAATTACATCTAAGTAAAATTTTATATCAAAATTTTTATATACTTTAGGGTCTATATCTATTGCACCAAATCTTGCATAACTATTATCATCACAAGGTTGTATACCTATAGATTTTTTACCTTCTAAATGTTCTTGATAATCTGAATCTTTAATTGGTTTACCTGCCCAACCATAATCACCTGAATTAAATTTTATCTTTCCTGTTTCTGGATCCTTATAACCTTTAGTTATATTACAGAATCCAAAGTCTCTTTCTAAACCTTTAAAATATTTTATAAATTCTTGCATTTCTATTCCTTATTCTTTATTTTTTAAATAGGTGGACACAGTCTCCCG